GTCCGATAGATATATACAGAGTAGCAATACTCTGTCAAAAACGCGCTTCTGGGGTGCACCCCAAAAGCGTTTACAACAAGACCCTGAGTAAAATCAGGGATGTCCTCGTTGAGGATTGTGATCCGGCGGTTTACGACCGGGTGAAGGGGGTGATACGCCCCTCTGTGGAGTCAATCCACAATAAGATTCTAGATAGACTAGGATCTGAATCCAAAATAGAGATGTTTTGGAGAAAATGCCTTGACAAGGCAAAAATATCACTAAGTGATAGTGGAGAGTTCTTTACGAACTCTGAAAGTGGCGGCAAATTAGAAGCCGCCCGTTTAGTATTATCCGGTCAAACGGATATACATAGATATGACCTTTTTACAGGTCAGAAAATGGAGAAACTGGACAAGTCCAGTACTCCTCAAGGCGAGCTCCTATTCCAATGGGCGCTCGGAGAGTTCTCCGATAGGGAGAACTGTTACGAACGGAATTTAATGTCCGTTCGAATATCTCTAGTTGCAGAACTAGGGAAGTATAGGGCCATTACGGTGTCCCATTTAGCACATGCTGTGCTTTTACATGTTTTATCACATGTTATGTTGGAATACATTAAAGCTATTCCTTCTTCAGAAAGCGGTGTAGGAGCCGCTAATCATGCTTGGAATTTCTTCAAGCGTCTTTCGCATAAGAACCCTAATGCGAACTTCATCTTTTCTAAGAAAGATGTTTTCCTTTTCTCTACAGATTGGGAGCAGGCCACAGATTACTGTGACCATAATATCTCGCAGGCGATATTGAATTGCGTCTGCGTTGTACTTGGGATTCCCAAGTGGTATCGCGAAACGGTCTGTTTCGCGCTTTGTGCTCCACGTCAAGTGGAGTTTGTTGATCCTGAGGGTAAAACCCTCGAGGTCTTTTATACAACTCGTGGAGAGTTGATGGGTGATCCCGTTGTTAAAGGGATCTTACACTACTATCATCTAGTAGCCAAGGAGGTTGCAATGACCTCTATTGAGACTTTTAAACGTCTCCAAATTTCAGGTAAACTGAAAACACAGGTGGTAATACCAACCACCTAATGAAGTTCGGGTCGCAAGGTCCAAACTGCCCAAGAATGGTCTTAAAAGGCCAGTACTGACAGTCCGAAAGGACGGAGTTCA